AGGAAAAATTAGCAGGGAGAAGCTATCAGTTAGTTTGAGTAAGGAACTATTGGCTGGTTCGGAGGTATTGATAAAACTTGGTGAGCAATTTGGTATAAAAGGTAATGAACAAACTCTAATAGATACACTTTTACAAAAAGCGGTTGAATTGGAAGCATTAGCATCACCAGCATTAGCATCATCAGCATTAGCATCATCAGCATTAGCATCATCCGCATCAGCATCAGCATCACCAGCATTAGCATCAGCAGTAGAAAAAAAAGCAGCAGCAGAAAAAAAAGCAGCAGCAGAAAAACAAGCAGCAGAAAGACTTGCAGCAGAAAAACAAGCAGCAGAAAAAAAAGCAGCAGAAAAACAAGCAGCAGAAAGACTTGCAGCAGAAAAACAAGCAGCAGAAAAAAAAGCAGCAGCAGAAAAACAAGAAGCAGAAAGACAAGCAGCAGAGGAAGCGGAAAGACGAGCAGCAGAAGAAGCGGAAAGACTCGCAGCAGAAAGACAAGCAGCAGAAAGACAAGCAGCAGAAAGACTTGCAGCAGAAGAAAGACGTTTAATGAGATTAACTGATATCGAGTTAGATGATGAAGCTCGTCGTATTGGATTACTGATAACAGACTTTGGAACAAAAGAAAATATTGTTGGAAAGATATTAAAAAAAATGGATGGGTCTCGACGTGAAAATTCTGGAGGATATAATAAAAATGTATATGGTAATAGTTATCCGAATGGTTTTCATTATTGCTATTAATTTAAGTTCATATATTAGTATTATAGTATAATCGGAGTAAATCCGACTCGATTAATAATGATGTGTTGCATTATTAATAATAATATCCCAGCTACCATATTAAAAAATTGATAATTTTATTCATTAAATATATAAATATATATATATAGTTATATATACAATGATGGAATCTATTAATTATAAACCAGAGCAGTTGTTAGATGTTAATGAGGACCGTCTTGCAATTTTTCCGATTAAGTATGACAAATTATGGGAGATGTATAAGCTCCAACGCAGTGCATTTTGGACACCAGAAGAAGTAGATTTATCGAAAGACGTTATTGACTGGACGAATAAATTAAATTCTGAAGAGAAATATTTTATAGAACATATATTAGCATTTTTCAGTCAATCGGATGGACTAGTAAATATGAATCTAGGATTAAGATTTACAAGAGAAGTTCAGATTCCAGAAGCAAAATTTGTATATAGATTTCAACAAATGATGGAAGACATTCATAATGAGATGTATAGTTTAATGATTGATAATTTGATTAAAGATCCAGCTAAGAAAGATATGTTGTTTCGAGCAATTGAAACGATACCCTGTATCAAAGCAAAAGGAGATTGGTGTATGAAATGGATCAAAAGTGAAGATTTATTTTCAAAAAGATTAATAGCATTTGCAATAGTAGAAGGGATTTATTTTTCAGGAGCATTTTGTTCCATATATTGGTTAAAACAAAGAAATTTAATGGCTGGTTTATGTGTTGCAAATGAATTTATAGCTCGAGATGAAGGATTACATTGTACATTTGCGTGTATGTTATATGATATGATGGAAACGAAAATAGACCAAACAATAGTTCATGGTATGTTTGTCGAAGCAATAGACATTGAAAAAGAATTTATTGTGGAATCATTGCCTTGTAAATTAATAGGAATGAATTCAGATCTAATGAAACAATATATAGAATATGTAGGAGACCGTTTATTGGTTCAATTAGGATATGATAAAATATATAAAACATCAAATCCGTTTGCATTTATGGATGCTATAAGTTTATCAAATAAAACAAATTTTTTTGAACATAGAACCACACAATATCAGAAAGCGAATTTAACTGTTAATAATGTTAGTTCAAATAGTCAAATTGATAGTAATACAATTGAATTATCAGAGGATTTTTAAATTATCTAAAAAATAATAGATCATAATCATATATTAGTATTTATAAGATTCTGTAAATTATTTAATTCATTTTTATAAAAATTATCAACAAGGAAAGAAGGACAATGTAATGTAATATTTTCGGGATGATACATTGTTTTGTTATCATGATTATGACAATTACTATTTATTAAAATATTAATGTAGTCAAAACAAAAAGAACCAGTAATGAGACGTTCGAAAACATATTCAAAATGAATTAAATTACTAATATAATCGGGTGGTGGTTTTTTATATGAAAAATAAGACGACATAAAACTAATTAAATCGGGAGTGATAAATTTCTCAATAATTTTAAAATTGATCCAAAACATTGTACCACCAATAAAATCAATATAATTTTCTTTGATATGTGGAAACTTATCACATATAATCTTGACACCATGTAAATTATTTTTTTTATAAATATCAACAGATCGTGATTCTAAACAACTATGAGCAGCAATATAACCAATTTCTTTATCAAAATTTTTATTTTCAATATAATTTTTAATTATATAAAGATTATTGATGTCAACGATTGGTTTAATTAATTCATGTCTCCAATTTATAAAATTTCTAATGGGCCATTTTGATGTTTTTGTGTGAATTTTTAAAATAAAATCAAATTTAATTTCATTTTTACGAACATATTGTATTTGTTGAAAGAAAGAACCAATATCAACACCATAATTTTCAATATATATAATATGTAAATTATTTTCATTATTATTACAAAAAAATGGTTTAATTGTATTATCAAAAAAAAGTTTCGAATTATCATTCTTCTCAAGTGTAAAAATTATAACTACATCATCAAATATTTTTTTAACATTTAAAATATAGTTTGAAAATTCATTAAATAAATCTAAATGAAATAAATGTATAAAAATACCTATCTTCATTTACAAATAATAATTATAAATTATATAATATAATTATAAATAAATTTAAACTTAAAATAAACTCTGATTAATAAATATTTTTAGTGAACTTGGATCATTACTGAAACCAAATATTAGATCAAGACCTGTTATGACAAATAAAGGATTCGGAATAATAGCAGTATTAAATTTTACTTTAAATTTTGTTCTATCATCTTCACTCATATTGAGATAAATAATATTTTTAGGATCTAATAAATATTTGTTTTTGACTTGTGTTTTAAGTTTATCAATTAATAATTGTTTACCATTATCAGATGTTAAAGGAGAATCCATAACAAGATATCTATTAATAATATCATCCAAATTACTAGCATTCGATTGTTCAATATCTTTTACAAATGTAAATAAAATATAATTAATGAGGCCTTGAGAAGAGGGAACAATAGGTTTAGGGCAATCTTTAACAACCGGACAAATAGGGCAGTCCGAACATCTGAATCGACTGTAAGTGTAAAGCTGTATTCCAACAACTACCGAAATTAAAAGAATTATAATGTATAATGACCAATTTTCTTCACCGTTATTCATAATATATTGTTAGAGAAATATATTAAAAAATTAAATATAATTAGAACAATTTTATTTATGAAAAAAAATTTATCTTTATTAAAATTAGTAATACATGATTAATAATTCTATAAAAGATCTTAAATTAAGTCCATCTAATGGACTCTCTATTTATAAATCTAAAGGTGGATCCAATATAATATCAAACCCAATTGGATATGTTAGAGGAACACCGTCTGTTAAAACACCGATACCATCATTAGTTGAGAAAGGATTAATAAAACATATTGCGAAACACAATAATATCGATTTTAATACTGGTAACGAACTACCATCTCCACCAACCGAATTCCAATTATTATGTTATGAAGTTAAAGATTCAATTATCCGTTTTATTCGTAATAATTGGTTATTACTATCATTGTTATTAATTATAATAATTTGTCTATATAATAGATACAATACCGTCAAACGTAGAAAAAAATTATTAAATAAACAATATAATAATCAATAAATTACTTATAAAAAAATTGATATATATATATTATATAATAATATAATATAATAGATAAAATAAGATGTTTAATAAGATAACAAATATAAAATATGATAAGGATCAATATAATATATATGATTATATGGATTCTGAAAATAATAAAAGTTATATAATAAAAGGGAATACACAGGATGGTAATGATCATATATTGAGAAATGCATTAATAATATTAGATAAATATGTTGGAGTGAAGGTTGAAACAGATAAATTGATATGGTTACATGGGGATGGTCCGAGTCCTCATTTTATATTATATAAGGATGAAAATTTAAAACTGGATAGTATGATGGTAACAAAATTTGTGAAGAGTTTATTACCCAAAAAATCGAATATTGATAAAGAACTAATATGTAGTAGATTATCGGATGTAAAACTAACAGAGATCAAAGGTATGGTTAATGTAATAGAAAAGAAATTAAAAAAATTATTATAATTATAATAATAAAAAAATATATGGTTAGTTTATATGAAGAATAAAAATTTAGACAAATATATTTTTATGATAGCAAACATTATAGTTTTATTTGCTGCAATAAATGTAGCATTATATAAAATAGATCCGATATACAATATATTGGCATATATTATTAGAGACAGGACATATAGGAAAACATTTTATGTATTGGTAGGGATATTAGCATTATATTTGTCATTGCGTCGTGATACATATTTGCCATTTTTAGGAGAAACCGTAGTTCCATATTCTGTATTTACTGAAAAGGAATATAAAATTAATAGTTTAACAGCCAATCCGGTAAATGTAACAATAAGAGCACCAAATGCTGAAAAAGTGATATGGTGGGCTGCTAGTGAAGATCAACATACTGTTGCAAATACTCCTGAAGAAGCATATAAAGAATATGAAACGAGTGGTGTATCGAATGTATCAAAAGATGGAACAGTAAAGATAGTATTTCCATGTCCAACCCAATACAAAGTTCCAATGGGTAAAACACTCAAAAAACATCTACATTATAGAGAAACACAAGGAGGTATGTTGGGTGAGGTAAAAACGATATTGTTAGATTGTTAAAAGATTGTATATTTATTTTGTCTAAAATTTATGATATCATCAAATTTAAGTGGAAACAAATATTCATATTTTATTAATCCATTTTTTAAAATATCATTTTTAGAAATACCATAATTTAACATCAATAATAGGATGTAAAAACAAATATGTTTATGTTTTTGTGACATAATATTAATATCAATAGAGTCCAAAATATTATTAAATTCATATACATAGTTGATTAATTTAACGACATTATTTATTAGATCAATCTTATCATATTTAATTGGTTTTTGATTATATAAAAAAATATAACTAAATATAGTAACATTTTTTTCTATAACATCTTGTTCGATGTCAATTAGATCGTCCAATAATTGAAAAATAAATCCCAGATGATTCATTAATAATAAATATTCTTTATTTTGTTTAAAATCAAAATTAATATTACAAATTTGCCAAACACCATTAATCGTCTCACGGCCTTTTAATAAAGTACATTCTAATATTTTATTTAAATCAAAATCACACTTATCATTATATGTTTGAAATTTGGATGTCGATGCTTCAACATTAAAAATATGTTTTAGAGTATAATATAAGATGGGATATTTTTGTTTTTCATAATTAAACAAAATAATAAAAATATTATTAATAGAATCAATATATTTTTTAATATTATGATCATCAATATAGTTATTAATATTTTTTACATCATCAAAAATATTGTTGACATATTTAACAATATTTTTTTTAATATTTTTATTAATATTAATATCATCAAATAAGTAATCAAAAAATAGATAACATGCTGTATAAAACAAAATTAATGGATTATTTTTATATATGGTTTCCATATCATCATCTGACTTGTTGATCATAAATGACGATCCAATTATTGATATGAAAATTACTATCGTAAATATTATTTTTTTTTTATCATTTGAATCAATAAATGAATAATTATAATTTAATTTATTTAAAGATGTTAAATCATTATAAAAATCAAAAACACTTTTAAATTTGATGAACTTAAATAAATTTTTATCGAATAGTCCAGAGAGATGTACATTATGGTCAATATATGTTGAAATATGATTATCCAATATATGGTTAATATCATAGTTATTATTATGGATATTACATTTAATATCAGAAATTGGATCTTTAAAGGATTTAAAAAATATATAGTTTGATTGTTGTGAATCTAAATAATTGGGGTGATTATTTTTATATTTGATATTGTTGAGAGAGGTAATATCATAATTTATGTTGATCCAAAAATCAATTATATCAGAATCAGTATTCATATAATTATTAATAGAATAATAACAAAAAAATTGAACTTTTAATATATAAATAATGATTTAATAATATATTATTTATATATAGATATGTTTGTTATTAAAAGAGATAATAAGACTGAAAAAGTTAGTTTTGATAAAATTTTCAATCGTATTCAATATTTATCATCTATACCAAAATTTGAGTTATCGAATAAAGTGAATACTTATTTGGTATGCCAGAAAACGATAGAGGGTATGACGAATAATATTGAGACTACAAAACTGGACAAATTATCAGCAGACATATGTGCAAATTTAATTACATCTCATTCTGATTATACTTATTTGGGAAGCCGCATATTGATAAGTAATCTAAAAAAGAATTTAGATGCAAAATATTCGGTAAAAACATTTAGTGATATAACAAATTTGATAGTGAAAAATATCCCAAATTATTTGAATGATGATTATATAAAATTTGTGAATGACCATAAATCAATAATTGATACATTTGTGAATGATGAATATGATTATTTATTAGATTATTTTGGTTTCAAAACTTTGGAAAAAGCATATCTTATTAAAGAACAAATACATAATGAAACATTTGAAATACCACAATCATTATGGTTAAGAGTAGCTATTACTATTCATATGAGAACTAAATTAGATGATAATATTACTATTGATTTTGTTCTAAATAAAATTAAAAATACATATGATTTAATTGGTCAAGGTAAATTTATCCATGCAACACCAACATTATTTAATGCTGGGTCCAGATATGAACAATTATCAAGTTGTTATTTATTAGGAACTGAAGATAGTGTTGAAGGTATATTTAAAACAATGGCAGATTGTGGACAAATCAGTAAATGGGCTGGTGGTATTGGTGTTCATGTTAGTAATATTAGATCTAAAGGACAATTAATTAAAAAAACTAATGGACTATCTGGTGGTTTAGTTCCAATGTTACAAGTTTATAATCAAATTGGTAGATTTATAAATCAAGGAAAACGTAATGGTTCTATAGCAATTTATGTAGAGCCCCATCATCCTGATATTTTAGAATTTATTGAATTACGTAAACCTGGAGGTAATGAAACTGATAGATGTAGAGATTTATTTCTCGCATTATGGATCTCAGATCTTTTTATGAAAGCCGTTTATAATAATGAAAAATGGTATCTAATGTCTGAAGATGATTGTCCCAATTTATCAAATACATATGGTGATGAATTTGAATCTTTATATAATTCATATGTTGAACAAAAAAAATATGTGAGAGAGATTGATGCAAAAACTTTATGGAATCGTATTATTGTGAGTCAAATGGAAACTGGTACTCCTTACATCCTTTTTAAAGATGCTATTAATAAAAAAAGTAATCAATCAAATTTAGGCACTATTAAATCATCAAATTTATGTGTATCTGGTGATACAATGATTTTAACATCATCTGGTTATTTACCGATTAAAGATTTGAAAGATCAAAAAGTAAAAGTATGGAATGGGCAAGAATGGTCTGATACAATAGTTAGACAAACAGGAACCAATAAAGATCTAATTAGAGTAAATCTTTCTAATGGTACATCTATAGACTGTACTCCAGAACATAATTTTTATATTAGAACAGGATGTCATCGTGCAGAAGAATATGTGAAGATAGCGGCGAAAGATTTAAAACCATTTAATAGTATGATAGATTATGATCTACCAAAATTTTTACCAGACTATAATTCACTTGATGAAATATTAATATATTTACATGAAATAATCGGTTCAGACGGTATTATAATTGATAATAAATTACATATTAAATGTACTGATAAACATCCTCTAATTGATTTTAGATATATATTACATGGAATTGGTGTTGAATCAAGTATCAATGATGAGATGGTTTGTACAGATGACTCATGTTATAAATCATATAATTTAATTATTGATAGCTATGGAATACATAGATTAAAGGGTTTAGGATTAAAATCGTCAAAACTTGACATAGATATAGAATTAGATTTAACTAATTATGATAAACCAGAAGTTTATGTTAGATCTGTAACTAATGGACTAAGAATGAAAAATCAAGATACCTATTGTTTTACAGAGAGTAAGAGAGGTATGGGTATGTTTAATGGAATTCTAACAGGTCAATGTGCCGAGATAGTTGAATATTCAGATACAAAGGAATATGCTGTTTGTAATCTTGCATCGATTGCATTAAATAGATTTTATGATATGAAAACCAAAACATATGATTATGATGGATTACATGAAGTTGCCAAACATATTACATATAATTTGAATAATATTATTGATATTAATTATTATCCAACTAAAGAAACCAAATATTCTAATATGAAGAACAGACCTATTGGTATTGGTATTCAAGGGTTTGCTGATTTACTTGCTATGATGGGACTATCCTTTGAATCAGAAGAAGCAATAAATTTAAGTGGTGTTTTACAAGAAACAATATATCATGGAGCATTAGAGATGAGTAATGAACTTGCAATAAAAGATGGTCCATATGAAAGTTATAAGAATTCACCAATAAGTAAAGGGATGTATCAGTTCGATTTATGGGAATTAGATTATAAGAGATTATGTGGTAAATGGGATTGGACTAAATTACGTATTTCTATTATGGAATATGGAATACGTAATAGTTTATTAACAGCTTTAATGCCAACAGCATCAACGTCTCAAATATTGGGTAATAATGAATGTTTTGAACCTTTCACTTCAAATTTATATACTCGATTTACTCTGGCCGGTAATTTTATTGTATTTAATAAACATTTACAAAGAGATTTAGAAGAAAGAGGATTATGGGATGAAAATATGAAGAACAGATTAATGACATCATATGGTTCAATTCAAAATATATTGGAGATACCCCAAGAGATTAAGAATGTATATAAAACAGTATGGGAAATCAAACAGAAAGCAATAATAGATCATGCTATTAGACGAGGCCCATTTGTAGATCAAAGTCAAAGTATGAATCTATTTTTTGGACAACCAGATGCCATTAAATTAACATCAGCAATAATGTATGGATGGAGAAATGGTCTAAAAACGGGTATGTATTATTTAAGATCTCAACCATCAGTAAATGCTCAACAATTTACAGTGGAACCAATAAAGAAAGAAGTAATGAAGGAACCAATAGTGGAACAAGAATGTACAATGTGTAGTTCTTAAAAAATCATATTAAATTTTTTTATGTATAATAATTTAAAATATATTTCTATCTTTTGGTTCTAAATAGTCCATACCAAGTTCTTCAAATAATTGTTCTTCCGAATATAATATGATCGGTTTATTAGTATGTTCATCATATAGACCATATTCATTTAATTTATAGCCATTATTTCTTGCTATTTTTCTCATACGACGGTTTAATTCATATGAACCAGTAAAATATACAATTGCTGGGATAAACGATTCTAAAGCTATCAAACGGATATCTATACGTCTTACATCATTATTTTTATATTTACAAAATCCCATATATTTTGTTCCTCCATCTGCATCTGTTAAATCATCTATTATAAAGTTTTTTTCTTTTAACATATTAACAATATCCAATAAATAACTTGTATTATGAACATATTTTTGTTCTAAAAAATCAGGATGTAATAAGAGGATATCAATATCATTAGAATGATCATTGCCTCTACGATAAGAACCACAAATAAAGAAATAATATGAATTATTAAAAGAGGAGATAGTAGTATCAAGATATTTATAAATATGATCAATTTCGCTTCTTGGAATATGTGTTTTATATTTACCATAATATTTTAAACCCATTTTTATTTTATCATTAACATCAATAATACCTTTATCAACTTTATTTTTAAGGTCGGCGATAGATTTAATTTTAAATTTTTTAATTAATTCGATCGCCTTTTTGTCACCAATGTTGATAACATCATTTAACTCTGTAATTATGTCAATTTTTTTATTTGTTGATAATTTTTTAAGTTCATCTAATTCTTGAAGATGGTCTGTGTTTAAGATTTCGATTATACGATTAATCGTACCCTTGCCTATTCCTGGAGCATTAAAATTTTTTAAATTATCAAGAGTTAGTTCATATGGTAATGATGATATTACATCTATTGAATGATTTAAATGTTTAATACGAAAATTATTAACTTTTTTAACATCACGATCTTGTTCTAATTTATTAATTTTTTTAATATAATTGACAAGGTTAATAAAATTATTAATAATATGTTTATTAAATGTTTGACCTTTTAGTGAAGATACAGTATTATTAACTTTAATTTTGTTAGGATCAAAATCTATATTAATCATTTGATTGGTTGCTATAATATAACATAGTAAAAAATGTTATATAAATAAAATACTTAAATATAATAATAGTTAATAGATTAACAATAAAATGGATTTTGATTATAATCAATTTAAACTTTCTAAATATGTAGATGATTTTTTAGTAGATAATATAAACAATATGGCGTCTGATTTTCCCAATATTCAACACATTAATGATGTTATCGATCCTTTAAAAATAGATAACTTTCTTACCAGGTCTGAGTATTGTGATGAGGATATTAGATTATGTCCATCAAGTCATATAGATAAATTAAATATAGAGCAATATTTTCCTTGGAAACCAGATATTAATTACAATAATCTGAAAATAGATGATATCGGTAAATTTAGTATTACATTACCCAAAAAAGCAGATTCAATTAGTCGTATTATAAATTCATATTGTAATAATTTTAATAGACAATTAATTATTACAGATGCAACAGCAGGAGCAGGAGGGAATGTGTTATCATTTTGTAAATATAATTATAAAGTGAATGCAATAGAGATAGATGAAGAACGTTATAAATTGCTTCAGCATAATATAACAGAATATGGTTATTCAGTTAATATATTAAATTGTGATTATCTAACGGTATATGAAAAACTACAACAAGACATTATATTTGTTGATCCTCCATGGGGAGGTATCAATTATAAAACAATAGAAAATATCACATTGAAATTAGGTGATATTAGTATTGAAGAATTATGTAATAAAATAAGTGAAAAAAAATTGGCTAAATTTACTGTTCTCAAATTACCTTTCAATTATAATCTTAATCATATCAAAAGTGTTATTAATTTACCATTCACACTTTTTAAACTAAAAAATATTATTATAATTATTGTGTTTAATATAATATGATTCTTTTAACATCTATAAATTTATAAATTAATGATAATTATTTATATTAAATAATTATTCTTTATTTTTATTCTAGTTTCTCATATATCAACATATATGCTTCCGGTGTAATTAATTGGTCACAAAATGAAATTTTATCATCATTCATCAAATACCATAAACCATTATTACTGTTTTTACAATAACTATAATAATGACCATTATTTAATGTTCCAATATGGTTTATTACATTTATCAAATTATATTTAGTATCTGTTTTTAGATGTTTGGACAAATCTGGATCCATATATTTTGCCATATCTAATATTCCAGGAAATTTAATTAAATTCTGTTTCTTAATATTATTCATTATGTCAAATCTCTTTAACTGAATTATTAAATATTGTGGAAGAGCCCATAACGTATTATTTTTTATTATGTCGTTCTTCTCTTGACAATAATTACAAGTTAATTGTATATCTATTTTCTCTAATTTAAATGTGCTATTTAAACAGTCCTCTAATTTTATTTCTCTCTCTCTTTGTATCATATCTATCGCACGAACACGCTTTATCTGATCTATCTGTTCAATTGTAAATCTGGGCTTGAAATCAGACATTTTCGGTAGTCTCTCTCTTAATTTCTCATTTAATTTCTTATTTAAATTATAAAAATCATCATCACTATCATTTAAAAATACTTCTGTATCAGATATATCATCTGATGATATATCTTTCATTGGCTGCGAATTATCATTATCATCAAATATCGATATTTTTGTTTCACCATTATTTTGTGTTGATGTATCAATTATAATCGGTCTCGATGAATTATCTTCTATCGCCTTAGATTCTTCTTTCGTATCATATGCCTCAAAAGGCAATATAATTGTTTTTTTCCTTTCTTCAATTTCTAATTCTGTGATTTTTATGTCCGGAATTTCAACAAATAAACATGTGCTAATATCATATGTATGTGACTTATATTTACAATATGAACACTCCAATGTATTTATTTGACCAAACGAAAATAATTCATCACATATTGAATATTTCTTCTCGTATTTTGATCTTAAATTCAATAATTGTTTATATCTTTTTATTAATCCTGGCGAATTATCCTCCAATACTCTTAAAGTTGCACGTCTATATGTTTTATCTTCTCCTTCACACATCTTTGATATCTCATCAAATTCACTATCTAACATTTGAAATGTTATATGTTCATCTTGTGTAAATTCTGGATCAACAACAACTGAATATCCAATCTCATTCTCTATTATATCAAATATCGCCGATATACATTCCTGAACATCCTGTTGTTCATAATTATTAAAATCATTATACTTTTTTGATATTATATTTTTAAAAGTTATTGGACGTAATAATGGTACAGTATTACCATCATGCCATACTAATTTACATAATCTTTCAAACTGAAACGAAAACATATTCGGAAAATAATCTAATATTTTTGTCATATTATTTGTTTCATCTAATGATAAATTTTTCCGTTTTATTACATTTATCAAATCTATGTAGTAATTTTTTGATAAGAAATATGTCCTAAATTTCGGTATGTTTAATAATACTTGCATCACCGAATTTAAATAACACGTATTACCCATATTCTGAAACTTCACAAGACCATTCATCTGTCTTCTTAATATATTATCCATTTCAATTATACTCGCCGCTGTAGTATTCATTATATGATATATTGGTATTTATATTATCTTTATATAAAATTAAAATATCAATTTTTTAATATGGCGGCCCATCTTAAGTAATTATATGTGATGTTTAACATCACACGTTTATTACCTCCATCCAATATCATATTACTACACTTTTTAATAGATAGACATATATATATATCTATTTATCACATTTTTTTATACATATATCACTCACTGTATCGGACAATAAAAATTATTTCTCATATTCTCATTCGTTATATTTAAAAAATCTACCACATCTGAATCTTTGTTTTCATTAATCATTCTTATCCCATTATTTATTATGTTTTTATATTTCTCATCTTTTTTAGTAATCATTAATGAAGGTTCCAATGGATATTGTATAAGTTCTTGTGGTCTATCCATTAATATTATTTGTTCTGTCTGTAATTGATTAATACTACCTACTTTGTCTTCTACTTTGCCTTCTACTTTGCCTTCTACTTTGCCTTCTACTTTGCCTTCTACTTTGCCTTCTACTTTGCCTTCTACTTTGCCT